AAAAGAAGATCTGAAGCAAGAAGATGTAGCTGACATCATTGGGACTAATTATTCAAAAGTGGGCAGAATAGAGCGTAATGTAAATGATGCAGAGATGGGCTATATGGAACTCCATCGATTGATAAAACATTTTGACTTATCTCCTGACGCACTCATACTCCATTGTGAGTTTGCTCGAAAGAAAAAGAGCTCTGGCCTTGCAACAAAGATTATGCAGCTTTTAGAGGAAATTAAGAATGAGTATGAGGATGAAAAGAGAGACACGTAATTAAAATTTAATATTTCTATTATTTACAGTTTTGGAGCCTTTCTATGTCCTTAATAGCTTGCCGTGAATGTAAAAAAGAAATTTCGAATGAAGCATTAACCTGCCCACATTGCGGTGTTTCTGAACCGTTTAAATCACTAAGGGACATTGTTTTTTGTACTCATTGTGGAAGTTCTAAAACAAATAAAATCAGCTTTGCGCTTATTGGATCCGCATCGTTTTTAACAGCAGGATGTTTAATGTGGATACCAATTTTGGGTTGGATAATGGCTCCAATCTGTTTTTTAGGAGCGATAGTATTGTGGGTTTTAGCTGCTGTTTCAGATGGTAAAGAGTTATTCCACTGCAAAAACTGTAACCGATATTTTAAAATTACAAAAAAACAAACAACTTCAGAGAATTCATAGTGAGAATTTTATATCAACGTACAATTTATAGTATCATAATTCGTGCAATTATATTCTATCAAAAACATATTTCCCGTTTACTTTATAAAAAATGTTGTTTCAAGATGAGTTGTTCTGAGTATATGATTAAATCAATAGAAAAATATGGTATTTTTTATGGACTATATCATGGAATGGTAAGATTAGTTTCATGCCATCCTTTAACAACCAAGTCATATTATGATGCACCATAGATGGTTGGATAAATCCAATCGCAAGTTCTTACTGTAGTGAGTAACCGATTAATGAAATGTTTTATTCTATTAGCCTTATTTTGCCTTTGCAGCCCTCCTAAACCATGCCTGAATGCTTGTCCTCCAAACTCCCGCTCCGGAGCTATTTGTAACGATGGATCGAAAAGCGATTCGAACGGGTCCGGAGCATGTTCACATCATGGCGGTGTGAAATGCTGGGAATGTGAAGAGTAGGCGATTTTTCGAACCATATAGATGAATACTTTTTAAAAAAAATCTATTTTAATCAAATTTTAAAAAAAATTAAAAAAGTGTTGTAAAAATTTGACAACACCATTTAAATGTTGTATTATTATTACAACGTTGTAACCTGATTACAACACAGACTTAAAGAAAGGGAGTGTCGGCATGGATACAGTATTTAAGGCTTTCGGAGAATTCGTTCAAAGTATGCGTCTTAAGGCTGGCGTAACATTAAGAGAGTTTTGCAAACTTAATGAATATGATCCTGGAAACATATCAAAAGTCGAACGTGGCTTATCAGCCCCGCCAAGTGCCTTTGACAAACAAAAGAAGTATGCAGAGTGTTTGGGCATTAAAGAAGGGTCATTCGAGTGGAATCATTTTTTTGATTTGGCAGCTGCGTGTGCAGGTAAATTACCCGAGTCGATTTTAAATAATGAAGAACTAATGGCTAAGTTGCCTCTTGTGTTTAGGACATTGAGGGGTGATAAAGTTTCAGATGATAAACTCATAGACCTTGCGGATCAGATTAGGAGTATCTAATGTCTCTGAAAGTCCCTTTTTTGTCAGATGCAGATATCAAAGATGCAGCTGCTAAATTCGCAGCTAAATATGATGACGATAGTAATTTTATTTTTCCAATTGAAGAAATTATCGAGTTAAAGCTCAGGATGAATATCATTCCTGTTCCAAATCTAAGAAAAAATTTTGATATAGATGCGTGTACAACTGGGGACTTTTCTGAAATCATAATTGACAGAGAGCTGGCTGATGTTTATGAAAACCGTTACAGGTTTTCACTATCACATGAAATAGGGCACTTAGTTCTTCATAATAATATCTTCAAAGAGATTAATTTCTCTTCAATTGATGGTTGGATTTCATTTTACAAATCTGTTGATTTGTACGAATATGATAAATTAGAAACTCAAGGGAATAAGTTTGCTAATTTTCTGTTACTTCCCGAAAAAAAATTGAAAATTAAATTTGAAGAGGCACTGTTATCAGTATCATCTCTAATTGACGATGCCAAGCGAAATGGACTTAATCGTCACTTATATCTTGATTACGCATTAGATCGGATTATTTCAGAAATAAGTAAAACGTTTTTAGTTTCAAAAGAAGCAATACAGCATAGATTACGGAATGAAAATGAACTTATTAGATTAATTAAATAATGATAAAAAAAGAGAGCTACTGGTGGAACAGTAGCTCTCTTTAATATAAAGGACGCCCGAATCCTAAAACTGGGCACCCTGAATGTTGTAGACTTTGTTATAATATAACATAAGGGGTTAATTTTTTCAATCTTTTATTGAAGGAGACCCCTTATGGGACAACCTACAAAAACCGCTCCATCCGGTTATAGATGGATATCAGTCAAACACTTCACTCACTGGAGATCGAAAAAAAAGATCTATGCCGAAAACTACGGAAAGAAATGCTTTTGGTTTCTAGTGCGTGCAAGGTAAAACAATAGGGGCATCTTGTGCCCCTCTATTCAGATCTTCAGCCAATAGTGAGATCTGCCCAATTTAGGCCATTTCTGGCGTTTTGATTAAATTTTGTAATAACATTCTGACTGCCTCGATTCCAATTTTTTTATGAAGCTTTTTATTCACCCCAAAACATAGATCTGGCATTTAAATTTCTAATCCTTACTTCAAAAAATTTGGAAAAATACTGACTTTTTTGCAACATCAATGCTCGTTTAGCATATAATTAGAAACGTACATTATTATATACTATTACAAATGATATTTCCCGAGCCCCCAGAAAAATTGAATGTTGCAGCTTGTTGCAGATGTTGCAAGTCCATTTCAAACACTAAAACCCATGATTTTTATCAAGATAAGTTCAGCACAAATCAAGTAGCAGGAAATACAGCTCTCTCTCTCCCTAGAAACGTATTTTTCTATTTTTACTCATGTCAGAATATCTGTAAACATGTTAACTCTAAATTTTAATGTCATTCAGAAAAATAATCACATCAATATACGGCAGCATATTTATCATTTCTTGCAACATATTACCTTTTAATAATCTATCTGGTTTAAAAGATAAGTAGTTATGATTGTTGCAAAAAACGTTGCAGTCTGTTGCAAATTATCAAGTGTATAATTACCCATCTATAAGTATATGATTTTAAATGGCATTCGCGTTGCAGATTTTTGCAACGTCTTTACGACAAAAGATAAACGATTAGATATTACGGTTCATATGTAACCTTTTGAAGTTTTGTAGATTATATTCGGTTTTGAATGATTATTAAAATGAGGTATTTATGCAGGGATTTCATATAAAAGTTGATATCGATGGATGTGTTAGAGATTTGAAAAATGTAGTCAAAGAGCAATTACCATTTGTTACTGCCAAGTCGCTGACTGAAATAGCTAAAAAATCTCAGGAAAATATTAGAGCTTCTATGAATTACTCCTTCAATCTTCATTCAAACTGGGTACAAAATGGTGTTCGTATTGAACCGGCAAAGAAGAGTGATATGAAATACGGAACATGCGCTGCAGTTGTTAAACACATAGATTTGTATATGGTAAAGCACGAGGACGGTGGAATAAAAACACTGATGTCTAATGGTGTTGAGTCCAGCAAACTACCTGCTGTGCCAGTTAGCGGACAGATGCGAACAGTACGAGGAGCAGTCCGAAAAACATTTAGTACTCAACTATCAGTACTAAGTGGCAGTGTGCCACGGGCTTTACCGGGCAAATCTAAAGCTTTCGAAGTTAGACAGCGTAATGGCACTGTTTTAGTGGCTGCACGTGGAAAGAGAGAAAGAAGAAAGTTTGATGTATTGTTTATCTTAAGAAGGAATATGAAAGTTAAACCACGCTTGGAATTTGAAACAATTACAAAAAATACAGTAGATCGTAATTTTAAAAGAATGTTCGAGCAAAACTACGAAGCAGCAATAAGCACTCAATAAGGTTGTGAAAGTGTACATTGTAAATGAAAAAGTGGCTATATGTAAACAATTTCCGGCATTTGGGTCCTTCTACATGTATAGAGAAACGGGTAACGTGCGAACCCTCCCAAATCAATGCACACCAGGAAATCACGGGGTTGTCACCCCATATGCAAAATATGATCAGAATCGGCATGTTTTAACGAAAGGTGGTCAGGTTTGGCAAAAATAAAGGTTGTCAGCGATAAAATAGAAATGTGGCCCATTGAAAAATTGTGTCCATATCCCAAAAATCCTAAGCTTCATCCTCCAGAACAAATTGATCAGCTGTGCAAAGATATAAGAGCATTTGGATTTATTGACCCAATAGTTGTTCATGCAGAGGTAGGAATAATCGCCGGACATGGACGATTGCTCGCAGCAAAAAAACTTAAAATGGAAGAGCTACCTGTGATTGTAGCAGATCATTTATCCATTGAAGATGCAAAAGCATATTTGCTGGCAGACAATAAAATAAGCGAGGGTTATGGCTATGATAATAAACTGATCGCTGAAATAATGGCTGAATTGAATGAAACCGCTTACGATTTATCTCTCACAGCTTTTTCAGAAAAAGAAATTTCAGCATTTCTTGACCCCATTTCTGTTACAGATGATACCATAAAAGTATCTGAGATTAAGGAGGAAAAAGAGGTCGCATTGGTTTTTGGAAAGTTTAAGTTTGCAGTTAAGCAGGCACGCTTTGATAAATGGTTTTCTGAGTCGTTAAAGTTTGATAGTGAGAACCGGGAGGCAGCTGCCAGGGAAATAATTAAAAGGCTTGGATTGTAAATGCCATTAATGTCCTTACGACAGTATGCAAAACACCGTGGTGTATCTCTGGCTGCTGTCCAGAAGGCGATCGCTACAGGTAGAATAAATATTGCCAAAGAGGAGCAACAAGGAAAAAATACTTTAAAATTCGTTAATTCCATTGATGCAGATGTTGCCTGGCAAAACAACACTGATCCAACTCAACAGCGAACAGCAACCCGAAAAGATAAGGGTTTGAATGAAAATTTATCACCATACAGCCCTACACCATCAAGTGATGACTCAGAGCAAATAACATTATTTCCTGATCCACCAAAAACTTCACAGGGAGGAGGTACATCAAAGAATGGATCTGGAACTTATGGTGAAATGTATAACAAAGCCAGAGCTGTTCGTGAGATGTGGGAGGCTAAAAATGCTGAAATCGAACACAAGAAAAAGCTTAATCAATTAGTAGATGTTGATGATGTTAAAACTCAACTGTTTAGATTATCCAGTGATATTAAACAGAATATATTAACAGTACCATCCCGTATTTCACCTATAATATACTCTCTTGTTGTTGCTTACATTGAAGAATACAAAAAGGACGAAACTGCAGTATTTAACAAAAAAGAGATCGACGATGTACTATCTGGAGAATTAGCAAACTGTCTGGAGGGTCTTGTAAATGGACACTTCGGAATTTGAAGTAGTAGATAACGTTGCAATCTGTTTAGATAGTTTTTATGCAGGATTTAGGCCTCCTCCCAAAGAAACCGTTAACGATTTTGCGGATAAACATAGACGGCTGAAGGCTGGTACAACACCTGAGCCAGGCCAATGGCGATCATCAAGAATACCTTATTCTCGTGAAATAGGATACGAGCTCTCCCAATTGTCGCATACAGAAGAGGTAGTCTTTATGAAGGGCACCCAAGTCGGTGCAACCGAAATTGGAATCAATTGGCAATTGTATACAGCTTATTATGGCCTGGGTTCCATGCTATCAGCATATCCTACAAATGAAATGGCTAAGCTTTACTCAACAACGCGGCTGCAATCTGGAATTACAGCATGTGAAGCACTCAATGAAAAGGTTCGTGAGCGCAACGATGGTGATTTAAAAAATACTATTATGAGAAAAGATTTCCCTGGGTGCAGCATCATTATTACTGGAGTCAATAGCTCTGTTGGTCTGCGAATGATGTCAACACCTAATATCAATGGCGATGAAGTTGATATATGGCCAGATGATGTTGATGGCCAAGGAGACCCATTCGATCTTCTGGATAAGCGAGCTGCGAACTTTCCTCGAAAAAAGAAATATTGGGCATCATCTCCGACAATCGCCGGAAAAAGTAAAATTTCAAAAAAATATAAGCAAAGTGATCAACGATACTATTATGTCCCATGCCCACATTGTAAAAAACCACAAATAATAATTTGGGAGAATATAAAATACTCAACTGATTCAGATGGTGATCTAATAGAAGATTCGGTATATCTTAAATGTACACATTGTAATGAAAAAATAAAGGAATACCATAAAACGTGGATGCTTGAACATGGGATGTGGATTAAACACAAACCCAAAAGTAAGATTGCTGGCTTCCATTTGAGTGCTTTTTATTCTCCCCTTGGTTGGTTTTCGTGGACAGATGCTGTAAATCAATTCCTGAAGGCTATTGGGGATCCTGCTAAATTAAAAGTGTTCATTAACACTGTAGTCGGTGAAGAATGGGATGAAACCGAAAACAAAATGGACAGCACAGAGATAATGAAACGGTGTGAACCATATCCGGCCGAAGTCCCAAAGGGTGCTGTAATTCTAACTGCTGGAGGTGACACCCATGAGGATCGTGTTGAGATATCAACGATAGGCTGGGGATCTCGCGGGGAGTGCTGGGTAATTGACCATACTGTTTTATGGGGAGATACAAAACAGGATGATGTATGGCAATTAGTTGATCAACATTTATTACGGCAATGGAAATCAGAATCTGGACATAGTATGAATGTTGCAGCTGTTTGTATTGACTCTCAGGGGCATAGAACTGATGAGGTATATCTCTTCTGTAGTAAGCGTAAACATAGACGTATATTTCCGACAAAAGGTTTACATGGTGCCGGAAAACCGATAGCGATCGGAGCTTCTAAAAATAGACGAGCAGGTGGCCATCTGTACCTGATCGGCACACACCAGGCAAAAGATTGGATATTTGAAAATTTGCAAAATAAGAATCCTGGCCCAGGCTATATACATTTTCCTCTGTCCTGTGATGAGAACTATTTTCAGCAGCTTACATCAGAAAGAAAAAAGACACGGATGGCCGCTGGTTTGCCTGTGTCTTCTTGGTTTTGTCCTGCAGGAAAACGCAATGAGACACTAGACTGCTTTGTCGGTGCACTGGCAGCTGTAAAATTCCTCAATCCGAATATAGAATTATTAATTCAACACAACACCTATTTTTCCCCAACATATAAACTCGTTGAAAAAAAGATAAAGGTTATATCTGAGGGCATAACATCCTAGTAATTTTTACCCACCTAAATAGATTTTATTACAAATAAATCAAAAGTAACAAATTGTAACAAAATTACACAATTTGTTACAATCTCAGGCTCAAAAATCCTTGTAATTTAATAGTTGAATTACATTATGATTTAACAGGATTTTTAAATGCCATCAATAAGTAAAGATGTTGCTCAAGAGATGCTAAATCTCTATCTGGAGGCTGAAAAAGCCATCCTGGTAAATCAATCATATACAGTTAAAAATCGAACATTCACAAGGGCAAATCTCGATGAAGTTGTAAAAGAACGAAAATACTGGCAGAGTTATGTACTTTCATTAAGTGGGCACAAAAGCATTAGGATAATTCCCGTAGCTCCAAACTGGTAAAAAATGAACTCAATAAAATTAAATGTAGTAGATCGGTTCATTAATTACGTTAATCCTCAAAAGGGACTTGAACGAGTTAAAGCAAAAACCGCTCTATCATTTATGCAATCCAGCGGATATATTACTGCAGGGAGTAACCGTAATGCTGTAAAGAGCTGGAAAGCAAATAGTGGTAATGCTAACCAGGACACTATACCAAAGCTTAAAAAATCACGTGAATCATCACGTGATTTGACGATGAATACACCTATTGCAAGAGGTGCAGTACTCAGAGAAGCGCGAAACGCGATTGGTCCAGGACTGATACTTCAATCCCGTATTGACAGAGAAACACTAAATCTAACCCCAGATGAAGCAGAAGCTTGGCAAAGAAACACAGAAAAAAAATTCCATAACTGGGCGAAATCAAAGAAAGCTGATTTTGCTCTTGATAGTAATTTTTATCAACAACAATGGATGGTAACATTTAATACGTCACTATCTGGTGATGTATTTGCCGTTTTGACCACTCGTGTATTTAAAGGTAAAAGGCAAACATCTGTCAAACTTATTGAAGCAGATGACGTTACAAACCCATTAAACAAACCTGAAACATTCGGTTTTGCTGGCGGAATAGAGCTGGATCCAGTTACAAAAGAAAAGATTCGTATTCATGTACGCAAGATAAACAACGACGCCTTTATAAATTCGAATATGGATGTTACCGGACTTAAAACTGAACCGATAAACATTTATTCTTCAGGAGGTAGGAAACAGGTATTTCACATTTATCGTAAAGAACGCATCGGACAGATACGAGGTATGCCATTATTTGCTGCAATTGTTGAAATACTTAAAAATGTATCCCGATTAAGCGAGGCAGAATTAATGGCAGCTGTGATCACATCATTCTTCACTGTTTTTATCAAAACAGCTTCTCCAGAAAATTCTATTTCTCCTGGAACTGCAATTGTATCAGGGGAAAGTACAGGAACGGCTGTAAATAACACAGTCAGCCAAGCCCTTGAAATGGGAAGTGGTAATATACTCGAACTGGCTGAACGAGATCAGAGTATTGAGATTGCAGAAGCAAAGCGTCCCAATGGCGCATTTGAGCCATTTTTTATTGCCATGGTTAAGCAAATAGGAGCCGCAATTGAAATACCAGCTGAACATTTGCTTTTACACTTTTCGTCATCTTACACAGCTTTTCGTGGTGCAATTCAGGAAGCTTGGAAGTTTTATATTGGGTCCAGAAAATTTAATGTAACAGAATTTAGTCAACCGGTTTATGAAGATTGGCTTGAGACTGAGATATTAGAGGGTAGAATAGTAGCTCCTGGATTTTTTGAAAATGATGAAATAAGAAGTGCCTGGTGTGGTTCTCACTGGGTTGGTCCAGCACAGGGGCAAGTGGATCCAATAAAAGAAACACAGGCCTCTGAACTTCGAATTAAAAATTTTCTTTCGACATATGAGGATGAATACGCATCAATTAACGGGGGTGACTGGGAAGGCGCACTTAATCGACAGGCACGCGAACGAAGGATGGTTGGTAAAGTTATTGAGGATACCTATGATTTAAAATCATCAAAATCAAAAAGTCACATTGATGATGATAATGTTGAAACATCTGATGTTGATCAGGATAAGGACAAGCAAGAATGAGTGTTGAACTTAGTAATGTGTGGGGAATAATACCATCTGCACTTGATAAAATAAAAAATATCGATAGGGGTCAATTTGAGAGCTTACTCAAACAATACACTCCTCCACTCGATAACACTTACAAAGCTGAAATCCGCAGTAATGTCGCTATTATTCCTCTTTTTGGTATTATAGTGCCTAGGGACTATTGGTACTATAAAGCAAGTCTTCAATTGTTAGCACATGACATTACAACAGCGGTAAATAATCCTTCAGTTCGAGCAGTGATTTTGAATATGGATTCTCCAGGTGGTAACGTTGTTGGCTGTGTTGAAATGACTGCGCTCATTCGTCAAATGAAGGTTAAAAAACCTGTCATTGCATTTGCACATGGATCGTGTGCATCTGCCTGTTACTGGATAGCAAGTGCATGTACAGAGATTATCGTTTCTCCAACGGCTGAGGCTGGCAGCCTTGGTGTTGTATGGGATACTTGGGATTCATCAGTACGGGATCAGAGAGATGGGTATGAAAACATTCAAATCGTTTCTGAAATATCTCCTGACAAACGACCTGACATTAAAACGCCTGAAGGTCGTGCAAAAATTCAAGCTGTTGTAGATTCCATGGCTAACGCAATGATTTCCGATATAGCACTCAATAGGGGTGTAACTGTTGATACTGTAAAAAGCAGTTATGGAAAAGGCGGACTTTTTGTCGGACAGCAAATTGTTGATCAAAAAATGGCCGAAGGTGTTGGTACTCTTGAAGCATTGATTGATAAATATAAAAACTATGCATTATTTAACTTAACAAACTCGAAGGGGGCCGTGATGAGTCTACCATCAGGCGAAAATTCCGGGCCGGCAATTACGGCCGAATCGATCCAGAAAGACCATGTGGCGGTTTACCAGGCAATATTTAGTGCCGGTAAAGCTGCTGGGATCACTCAAGAATGTGATCGTATCAAAAAAATTGAAGCGGCGGCAGTTCCAGGTTATGAAAAAGTAATCTCAGGAATGAAGTTCGATTCATCGAAAACAGATGCTGATGTTGCCTTGGCAATTATTCAGACTCAAAAACAGAATGTTGAGGCTTTAAAATTGGGAAAGGCTTCAGAAACAGATGAACTTAACAAGCAATTGAATGGGTTGGGCGGCACAAGTAATCCTGGACAGGACAAATCAGCTGCTGACAAAGCAATCATTGCTGAAGCAGCAAAAAATGTCAATCAGCGGAGGCGATAATAATTATGGAAATTGGATCTTTTAAACCAGACAATCTGTTGGTAGGTGGGTCGTTCTTTACTGACAATGCAGTATTACAGGTTGGGCAGAAGTTACTGCGTGGGTCTGTTCTGTCCAAAGTTAAATACTCATGTCCAGCAACTGGTACAGCAGGGACAAATACTGGTAACGGTACGGTGTCTTCGGTACGTGCTGGTAAAAACGTAAAAATCGGTACGTATACGATTACCGCGCTAAAAGCAGTTGCCAATGCATGGGTTGAATTCAGGGTAACTGGCCCAGGAAGTGAAATTCTTGGAAATACACTTGTAGGCATTGCCAGTACTGAAACAGGTGATTTCGCATCTGACCAGATTAGATTTCGAGTAACATCTGGAACAACTGCGTTTATTGCAAACGATACATTTTCTGTTGTTGTAACTGAAGGTTGTCCTGATACCGGTACAGCAGATGGTGGTAACACCGGTAATGGAACTTTAATTCAAGTTGAAGCACGTCGATCTCTGAAAAAAGGTGCCTATACAATTGCATGTATAGAAGCTATTGCAAATGGCGGCAAGTTTAAAGTTGTTGATCCTGATAGTGTCATTGTTGGTTATGCATATGCGTCAAAATTTACCGGTACCGGTAATGGAACAGTTACTGAAATAAAAGCTGGTCCTCAGTTCAAAAACAATGGTCCATACATAATCAGATGTACAACGGCCGTTGCAAATGGTGGCGTATTCACTGTATTTGATCCCGATGGAGTTGCGCTTGGTACAGTAACGATTACTCCTGGAGCTGGCGCTTCTGCTGTTTTCTGGAATGAACAGATTTCCTTCAGAATTACTGATGGTTCTACTGATTTTACAGCAGACAGCGAATTTGTGCTGTATTTTTTTGAAAACAATCACATTGCGTTTGTCATTTGGGATGCGACAGATTTTGTTGTTGGTGACAAGTTCACCATTACAACTACTATTGCACAAGGCGAAGCAAGGATTGTCAATAAAGACAATACAGACGGATCAGATGTGCCAGAGATGATCTTGGCTGAGGACACTGATGCTACAATCACTTCAAAACGGATACCTGTGTACATCGGTGGTGTTTTTGATGAACGGTCTCTGTACTTTGGTGGTGACGATACTATCGAAACACATCGTATGGCCATGAAGGAAAATGGCATTTACACACAGAGAACGATCAATGCTTAATTAACGATTAAACTTGAAATTTGGAGGAAAAATTGGATATTTACGAATTTACAAACATGATGACGGCTGTTGAGTTGATTAAGCGGCCTCGAAGATTCCTATTGGACACATTCTTTCCGAATGTGGAAATCAGTGCTGCTGAGAGCATCACATTTGATGTTGTGAAGGGACGTCGAACGATTGCACCATATGTATCTCCACGAGTAGCTGGGAAGGTGATGCAGAAAAACGGGTACAGCACCAAAAATTACGTTCCACCATATGTAAAACCTAAAACGGTGTCCACTGCAGGTGATTTTTTAAAACGTTCCCCAGGAGAAGTCTTTTACGGTAGCGGCAAATCTCCAGAGATACGTGCCGCAGAGAAACTTGCTGAGGAGTTAATATATTGTGATGATTCAATTACACGCAGGGAAGAACAGCAGTGTTCTGAGGTAATACATACTGGAAAATTGATCATCAAAGGTGATGGCGTCGACGATGAGATAGATTTTGGAATGGACCAGGACAATCTTGCAACATTAACCGGTAATGACAAATGGAGCTCCTACGCTACAGCTCATCCGCTTGAAGACTTCAAGGAACTTAAACGGCAGGCTCTTAACAGATCTGGTGTGGGTGCCACAGATGCCATAATGGGTACAAACGCATGCATCGATTTTTTCAGATGTGCTGACATTGTAGGTTCTCCTGACAAAAAGTCGCTTTTCGATCTTACCAATGTCGAGCTTGGTCGAATCAACCCCGAGGAAATGCCCGATGGAGTAACATACATTGGCAGATTGAGAGATCCTGCAATTAATGTGTGGACGTACGATGAATGGTACATTGATGAGGATACTGGCGAAGAAAAACCGATGATCGATCCTGACAGTGTCATTCTTGGTTCGCGAAATGGTCAGGGTACACGTTGCTATGGCGCAATAAAAGATGTCGAAGCTATTGAGGCTGGATTGTTTGCAGTACCTCGTTATCCAAAAACGTGGACAGAAAAAGATCCTTCAGCTCGATACTTAATGCTTCAGTCGGCACCGCTGATGGTGCCTAAAGTAATTGACTCATGGGTGCGTGTAAAAGTGAGATAAACTTTTTTAAATCACAGTAATGGACTCCCGGCCAGAAATGCCGGGAGCATTTTAAAGGTGAATATGAATATTAAACTTATCAGACAGATCAAAAGAAACGGTGTATTTGTAAAAAAAGACACCCCTTTAACAGTAGATGATAAAGAGGGTCAGACACTTATTGACAGTAAATGCGCGGTACCTTTTTTTAGAAGTGGTTTAAGTATTGTAAAGAAAGAAAATACAGAGAGAGATACACACGCAACTATTCCTACTATAGCCTCTTCCATTGATGATAAAAACAGTGGTACTGAAAATGGTAAGAATCAAGAAGATCCTCAAGGGACAAATGATGAGGATAAAACTAGTACTTCTGAAGATTTTGACAATGATAGTCAACCTCCTGTTGATGTATCTAATTTCAGGATTATTGAAGAAAATACCGAGAGTACAGGCTGCAATGCTGGGCCATACCAGATACCTGGAATCGACCATTTAATAATCGATATTCTTGTAAATGGAGGATACAAAAGTATTGATGATCTTAAATCGGTATCATTGGAAAGCTTAGTGGCATTACCAAAAATCGGATATAACAAAGCAAAAAAGATTGTTGAATACGTAAAGAGTTTGTAATGGGTTTCAAAGAATTACAGAAAACGGATTTGGAAAACGTATACAATAGCAACGAGTTTGATGAAGTTGCTATATATTATCCTCGTATCGGAGATCCGTATCAAATACATGGAATATTTGATGAACCAGACCAAAATTCAGATATTGGTGTTGGTGTAGTAACTACTGCACCAACATTTAATGTCATAGAAAAATCGTTGAAAACACTGCCAACTAATTTGGATGAAATTGAAATTCGTGGCAAGCGGTTTAGAGTGAGAGATTATGAACCGGACGGTGTTGGTACTGCAGATATATTGTTAAGCTACCTGAAAGATTATTATGGCAACCAATAAAATAGAGATTCGAAAACGCATTATGGAATTATTACTCGGCAAAACCAAATGTGGACAAAATGTGTTTACATCTCGACCAACTCCAATATGGACCCCTGAATTGCCGGCAATTTGCATATCTACTCCTCGCGAGCAGTTTACTAAAATCTCTCATAGTAGCGTAAAAATTTTTGAAAGAAAACCTGACGTAAGTATTATCATCCTGGCAGCAGCTGACGAAAATCTTGAAAATGCGTTGGATGCAATTCAAAGTCAAGTGGAAGAGATACTTTCAAATTATGAATATTTACCAGATCCGACAATTTTAGCACAGGATCTAAAGGTTAATACTGATGTATTAATAAGTGGTTTAGAGCCTGTTACAACGGAAGTTGAAATTTTTACTGAAGCTAAGTTTCCGATCGGTGCAAGTACTTTGCGTCTTGCATGTTCATACGATAAAGAGTGGCCAAAGGTCAAAACTCCTGAAGAATTAGAAGAGTTTAATTATGCAAAAACAGGTTTTGACATAAACAAAGATGATAATGTAGAAATCGACAATACAGTAAACATGAGGAGCTGATTATGGGTGAAAAACTGATAAAGGTGAAACCTGCCGAGGATCTATCTGTTCGGGATCCGCGACTGGGTAAACCAAAATTTCTGCCGGTGGAAGGGGACACTGTTCCCAACGATCCATACTGGCGCAGGCGTATCAATGATGGTGATGTAATGGAGGTGACAGCATGAGTATTTCTTTTAATGAAATCACAGATTCATTAGTTCCATTCATGCAAGCAGAATTTGATAGTGCTGGAGCTGTCCGTACTCCGTTAAGCTTGCCATATAGAATGTTGCTTATTGGAGGTGGAACAGATGAAGGTGAAGCACTGATTAATACACTTCATGGTTTTTCTTCACCAGATCAAGCTGCAAAATTTTGGGGGCGTGGATCCCAGCTACATAGAATGGCTGTCTATGCTTGTAAGGCATATCAATCTTTTCAGTTTTACGGTATAGGAGCTGCAAAGGATGCTATAGCTACAACAACTGGAAAAGCAACCGGAAGTATTGTTTTTACTGGTTCATCAATTAAGGCCGGTATGCTCTATTTGTACATTGGTTTTCAGAGGATAACCGTAGCAGTTGATGAAGGTGCAACGGTTGCTGCTATTTCATCAGCTGTAGCTGCTGCGATCACCAAGGATTTTCCTGCAACGGCAAATGGTACAACAACTCCTGGTACGGTGGCATTAACCAGTAAAAATGTTGGACCTGCGGGAGCCAAAATTCCTTTAAATATAAACTGGAATCCTGGTGAAGAAACTCCTTCTGGTTTGACTGTAACAATTAATCAATTTACAGGTGGAACAACTAACCCATCACTTGATGATGCAATAGCATTACTATCAAATGAATGGTTTCACGTTATTGTCACTCCATATATAGATACAACGTCACAAGGCGATCTTGATGTTGAAATGCAGCGTAAATTTCAGGCGCAGGCCGGTATTGATGGTGTTGTTTTTATGGGTGACAACTCAACACATGCAAATATGGTGACCCTATGTGACGCAGATGCAAGTGGTAAGAACTCAAAGCATTTTTGTTTTATACCGACAAAAGGAATACCTCAACTTCCCTGTGAAGTAGCAGCTTCGGTAGGTGCTCTGGTGACAAAATCACTTAGAGCAGGAAACGGTTCCGAATCTTTACCGTACTCGACTCTTGAGCTCCCGGGTGTAACAGCTCCCAAAATTGAAAATCAATTTAACTTTGCGGAAAGAGCGACGTTGTTGGAATCGGGATGTAGTACACTTCTTTCTGCATCAGGTGGTAGAGTGACAATTGATCGCCTGGTTACTAACTACCAGAAAAACGCAGTAGGGGCCACAGATCCAAGTTGGAGAAACCTTGAGTTTCGTTTTATAGCAATGTATCTACGCTGGGATTGGGTATACAACGTTTTATATCTTAAGTACTCCCGTGCAAAGCTTGCTGGGGATGATGCGCGAATCGGCCCTGGGCAAATTGTCATGAAACCACTTACGGGAAAAGCTGAAGCATTGACACGTTTTTTACAATGGGAAAAACTTGGGCTTGTCGAGGACTACGAACAGTTTGCAGCAGATCTTCTGGCCGAACGGAATAATCAGAATGTCGATCGGATGGACTGGATGTTGTCACCTAATTTTGTAAATCAATTTTATAATGGTGCGACCAAAATCGCATTTATTATGTAAGGAGGCTTTGTGGACAATTCAAATAGAAGATCTGGAACCATCGAACTTTCTTACGATGGAAAGATCGTAGAAGTTGCTGGTGAAGGAATCGAATATGGTGGTTTTTATCCGAAACGAGAAATGCACCTCGGACCAAGCGGCCCACAGGGGTACGGTGAAAAGTCACAAGTACCATTTTGCAGTGGCAAGTTTCGTGACAGCAGAGGCATTAAGCTGTCTGAGTTTCAAAACATAACTAATGCTACTATTCTTGGAAAACTTGCCAATGGAAAAGCATTTATTCTGGAAGGCGCTTGCTTTGCAAGTGAAGGTAAAATGAGTTCAGCGGATGGTACCGGTGATTTTAGATTTGAAGGCATGTCGGGAAGGGAAATCTAAAGGAGATTCAAGCATATGACAGAAGACGCACAGAAACAGTATACGTTACCTCACACGATTACGCTTAAAGAACCTATTGTTGGCCTAACAGAGGAAGCAGTAAAATCTATCACGTTTACAAGAAAACCAAAAGTTAAGGATTTAGAAGGGATACCAGATACGTTACCTAACGTTGATAGATCAGTAAAAATCCTATCACGGGTTACTGGGATTGTATCTGCGGTAATATCTGAAATGGATCCAAATGATTTTCAAGAGGCAAATATGGTGTTAGCTTATTTTTTGCCGAAATCCCAGGGAACTGGGACGAACTGATTGGTTATTTAGCGTATTTTTTTCATTTTCAACCATCGGAACTGAATGAGATGGACGCAGATTCTTTAAAGAACTGGTCAAGACGAGCGGAGATTGTTGCAGTGGAGATCAATAAAAAATGATTCAGCCAATAAAGATAATACTTGCTGGGATTGATCAGTATTCGCATACGTTTAATACATTTTTTAAAGATGCCGATGTTCTTGGTAAAAAAGCCAAGGGCATTGGCACTTTCATGTCTATGGGATTAACACTCCCAATTCTCGGAGCTGATATTGCAAGTATTAAATTGTCAACTGATTTGAATGCAGGTATGGCAAATGTTGCCACTTTAATACCTAACAATATCGGGAGAATTCAGGAACTAAAAAGTGTTGTACAGGATTTAGCCATCGATGCTGGAAAATTCACAACAGATATTGCGGACGGACTTTATCAAACAGTTGGTACTTTCCAGGACTCTGCCGATACTGCGAAGCTTTTAGAAATTAATACTCGGGCTGCAGTTGCCGGTGTATCTACCGTTAAAGACGCAATTAATCTAACATCATCAGTAACCCAAGTGTGGGGCGATACATCAGCAAAGGCGGTCCAAACAGCTGCCGATTTTGCGTTCCAGACTGCCAACTTAGGTAAAACGACCTTTCCAGAATTAGCCGCATCTATAAGTAATGTGACATTACCAAGTAAACAACTTGGTGTTAATTTGAATGAGATGTTTTCTGCAATGGCGTATAGCACATTGATTACAAATAGCACATCTGTATCTTCTACTCAATTTGCAAGTGCGTTACGGGAATTATTAAACCCATCTAAAGAGCTTACACAGCTGATGGATTACCTGGGGTATAAATCGGGGCCAGGAATGATTCAAGGTTTAGGGGGGATAGTCCCCACGTTACAAAAAATAGTAGAATTATCAAAAATGGCGGATGTACCATTGCAGAAATTTTTGGGTCGCAGCGAAGCAATGATGTTTGCTCTACAATTTACAGGTGATGGAGTAAAAAAGTACGATAACATACTGAAAGGAATGGCAGACTCATCCGTTTCTGGTGCTATGGATCGTGCATTTCAGCAGCAAACAAATGGAATAAATAAAACAGGGTTTGCAATAAATCAAACTATTCAACGGTTGACAGTTTTTGGACAAAAAGTTGGAGATGCCCTTGCTCCTGCTGTTGATACTATCATACGTATAGGTACACCTTTGATAGATTGGTTAACAAAATTAGATCCAACAATTATTGCCGTTGTAGCTTCTTTTACAGGTTTGATTGCGTTAGCCGGTCCTATAATTGTTGGAATAAGCAGTATAATAGCCATTTTTGCTGCTGCAGGTCTCCCCGTAGTAGCATGGGTTGCTGTTGTGGTGGGAGGTATTGCACTTGTCGGAGCTGCTATTACATTTATAGTCGCTAAATGGGATGCAATTAAAGGTTTTTTTGTGAACTTATGGGATTTTCTTAAAAAAATATTCAATTCGAGAATAGTATCTTTTTTTCTTGATCCTCTACTTGCTGCACCCAGATATATTATCGCAAATTGGAGTGCAATAAAAGGGGTCTTTGTAGATGTATTAAATGGAATAAAATCTACAATTTCAACTTTTACAGATTGGCTTGTAAAAACACCGATATATGGTTTTATACAAAAATTAGGAGGTCAAGGTTTAACCGGTGGCGGTAATTTGTTTAAATGGTTATTAGGAAGTGATAAAGGAGATGGGTTCTTCGGGACACCAACG